ATATAATCTAATATCAATGGTAGTTTATAATAATTCGAAGGTAATAAAACCCAATTCAATTTTACTTTTCTCTTCATACTTGTTAAGTTATTTTTAACCATATCAAATCCTTTAGGATTTCTAGTTGTTGTTGTATATTCTTTTTCATCTACACCATACAAGGATATTCTGATTGTATCAAGTTGTTCTACATAAGGATTCTTTTTTAAATACTTTGGTGTCATCATATAACCATTTGTAATTAATCTTGACTTCATACCAACATCTAGTAAGTCACGGCAAATTAAATCAAAGTAAGGACTTGTCAATGGTTCTAATCCACCACCAATATTAATTGTTGCACGACCTTTATTTTGATAAATGATATCTTTGAATACATGATAATATTTTTCATCGTTTTTAAAAGCTGCATCATAGTTACGACCACAAAAAGTACATTTGTACATACAAGAAATGCCTGGCAATAAAACTATGGTATGTGGGTATCGATATTCACCCTTAACTGCTGAATCCATGTGTGAACCAAACGAATTAATAGTTTCTAATTGTTCAGTTGAAAAATTTTCTAACATACTCTTTACCATTCATATTATATCTTTGTACTTTTAATTTTCTGCAATATTCAATTGCATCATTCATTGTATCTATATTAATATCATCATATAATAAAACTTTACCACCACCTTCTATTTCATAATGGTCTGCTCTATACTTTTGTTCATGACTTATCATTTCACCCATAGTGTTCCAAACTCCACCATTATTAAATTGTTTAGGTATCATAACACAAGGTGTTTTTGTTAAATTAACATCCAACCAAGTACCTGCACCTATTTCACTTATCGATACTTCATTATAAGCCAAAAGTTCTCGGTACTCATTAATATTTGGTTTATGAATAACAGAACTATTACTATCAACAAGTTTAGCCAACATTTCTTTTGATGTTCTATCGCCAACAATATAAGTCCATTGACCACCAATCTTTTTTTGTAATTCAAGTGCTGTATTGTAGTACTTTTCTATATGTGGATACCAATCTCCACCAGAAACCATAATACCATTTCGATATTCTTCATATGGTTTAAAAGATTGTGTTACATAATTTGTACTAATATAATCTACATCTATAATTGGATTGTGAATAAGTGTTGTAGGGTCTATGAAGTTATTATCTGTGTGAAATAATATACCATTGTAATACTCATTTAAAACACTTGCATGAAATCTATATTGCTCAGGTTCAACCCAAGGTATATCTCTGTCTAAAGAATAGATACCCTTGCTACGCCTCTTAGCATCGTCTAAAATATCGATAATACCCCCATGTTCTATTGTTTTATTGAAATGTGGATGCCATCCATATCGTCCAAAAGGAAACCCTTCCGTGACAATTGTATCTGGGTCATAGTCTCTATACATTTGCAGTAAGTCATTCTTTTCATAATTAAAAAAATCAATATCATTACCTACACCAGTAAAACTTTTAGTGATAATTCTAGAATCATCTATGTAATTGTTAAAGGCATTGACACGACTATGGTGTCCTTTACCTACATTACTTTGTACTAGGAATAATGTTTTCATTTTTAAATACAGTTGTTATTTCCGTAATAGGTGAATACCAATCCCAATTTCTTTTTGGGTCAGGTAGTTTATCTTTTACTATTTCAAAATTCTTTAAGCCTAATTCTGCTCTATCAGGTGTCATATAATAATGATAACCCATATCAAGTTTTTGATGATAATATGGCTCATCAGTTCTATCTCTACCATCATAAGTTAATTTTATTAGTTGTTCGTACTCATCTTTATTATCAAGTAGAATAATTCCACCTCTATCAGTTGATAAATGTTTTTTTCTAAAAAAACTAATACACATTAATGTGCCTGGTTTGTAACCATCTCGTTTCCAATAAACGGCAGCATCAACTACTCTTTTAGTTAAGTGATAATAATCTTCCCATTTCTCATCAGTAAACTGAAAATTCCAGCCATTCTTTTTTAACATATAAGGAACTGAAAGGTATGTGTGAACAGGCACTTTGATATCTTGAGAAAAAGAATTTGTTCTTATCTTAGGTGTTACATTAGAAATAGATTTTGTTTCAGTATAATCGTTTGATATTCTAAGTGATAATTCTAAAGCATTTGTGCAACAATCAGTTGCAACTCCATAAGGTGCTCCAAAAAAATCTGCGATAGTTCTTTCAAACTTTTCTACTGCTACAAAATCTGATTTCATTTAAATTTAACTTGAGACATAAGTTCGGTCATACATGCCAATAGATTAATTTCTTGGTCGGCTGCAAAAGCAGACTTGTATTGATAATCAGCAAGTATAAGGGTTGCATGAGGTATAGTAGAATGGTCGATGTTTTCATATAAAGAATCATAGATTGTTCTAATAATTCTAGTAGCATCGTTATCAAGATTGTTAACAATCCATTTACGAACATGAGTAAATTCTTTTGCCTTTAAAAAAGACATAAGTTCTTTGACATTCTCATTACTAATATTAACAAGAATACCTGCATCGATTTGGCCAGATGTAGAATATCTTTGTAACTCATTTAACACTCTTCGCCAATCAGGAAAGTGAGCATTAATTAATTCTGCAACTGCCTTAGGTTCTGATTTAATATTTTCTTGTTTTAAAATATCGAGAACTCTTTTAAAAAACTTTTCTGCAAGTTTTACTCTTTCACCATTTCGAATAGTAAAGTCCACATTAGAACATCTAGATTGTAAAGGGTCGATTAATCTATTCTTGTAATTACAAGTAAGAATAAAACCACAGTTCTTATGAAACTCTTCCATGAAACCACGAAGAGCAGGTTGAGTAGATTGTGGATTTAAATAATCTGCCTCATCTAAAATGATATACTTACGGCCACCTTCTAGTGATACAGTTGACGCAAAGTTTTTAATCTTAGTTCTAAGAACATCTATACCAGATTCCTCTGAACCATTTATCATCATCCAAGTACTACCAATTTGTTCAACCATTGCTTTTGCAATTGTTGTCTTACCAGTTCCAGCAGAACCAGATAAAATTAAATTGGGTATATGTTTGTCATTAACAAACTCTTGAAAAGTAGTTTTAAGTTTACTAGGTAATATACATTCTTCTACCGTTGATGGTCGATACTTCTCGACCCATAAAAATGTTTCCATAGATTAAACCCCATACGTTGATTCAGGTTCAAGTGCAATCCAATATTCTATATTATTAGTCTTAGATTTAAAGTGACTAATATTTTTAGATGAAATAGAAACATCATATGACCCTGGTAATAGTTGTAAGTTTTCTACTTTAAAATAAAATTGAAAAGATTTTGCTTCCGAAGTACATTTAACTTCTAAAGAAAAACTATTTGCAGTATCATTCTTTTTATCTCTTACTGTAAGAAAACTACCTTCTTTGGTTTTTTCAAATACTAGGTCAGGTGCCATAACGGCAGACGCAGCCTTTTTCAATTGATTTAAATCTTCACTTGTAAGTTCAAATGTAACATCAACTGATGGCATTGTAATCATTTTACTAGGGGTTGTAATTACGGAAGGGTCTGAATAAAAATACTTTAGTTTAGTACCTTTACTACCTTCCTCTTTGATTGTAAGATGTTGTTCGCTAAAATCAATCACAGGGTCTTTAAATAAACTTGTTGATGACAAGAATTCATTTAAATCGTAAATGGCAACTTGTTGTGGAAAAGTTTCCTCAACTATTGCTTTTGCTACAATGTTTTTCATTGCAGACATTGTTGTTAATGTATTACCTTCTTTAATCATCAAGTTTTGATTAATTGCAGAAAAGTTTTTCAATACACTTAAAGTTTCACTATTCATTTTCATTTTTATTGGTCTCCATATCTAAATTGTAAAGTGCTATCATACCATAATGCAAGATTTTAAGCAAGTCTTTTCTGTTCTTGCCATCTTTGTTACCAAAACGCTGAGCATATTTCATAATGTTTCCAAGTGCAAACCCCTCACCATGACCACTATCAATAATAAACTCGGTAGATTGAAGTTTACCTTTTGCATAGTGTTGGCTGTAAGTATCTGTAATATAATCTTGCAATTCTGCCAGATACTTGTCTTCGTTAAATGTGTAAGTATCAGTCATGATAACTTACCTTAATAGACATGTGTTGTCTTCTACCAGTATTAGACCTACTACTACTTGTTACAAAACTCGGATATAAAAGTAATATACCTCGTTCATGTTTTATAGTTTCAGATGTAGCAGGTTGTAGTGCATGGTCTGTCTCTTTTACTTTTCTTAAAAAAGAAAGTTCATTTTCACCTTCTCTAATTTGTGATTTCTCTTTACCCCATTCAAACTTTGTTACACCATCGCCTGACTGTCCAAAAAACATAAATCCTTTAACGACTAGATTTGATTCGTCTGGTAGTTTTTCGCCAGGGTTAAGTGTGTATGAATCTCTTCCGTCAAATTCAATTACAATATTAAGTTTTTTCTCTATATTATAATTGTGTTTAAGAAAAGATTTTGTGCATTGGTCTAAGACATGAGTAAGATTTGCAATAAAATCTTTATCGTCTTTGTCTTTCATTTCAATGATTTCTTCGACAATACTTTCAGGTAGTACAATCCTCATGAAGTGAGCCGCAATTTTGTTTCTCATTTCAATTTTCAAACCCTTATTGGTTTCTTCATGTTTTTTTTGAGTTTCAATAATTTTTAAATCATGAGCGGCAATTTTATTATTAAACTCTTTATCTTCTTTTACTGTGCCATCTGGCATCTGGTCAAATGCCTTCATATTATTTTCCGTTCACTTCCAAATAATTTTTAACACCTTCTTGAGAAACAAGTTTTACATACGAGGGATATATAAACATTACACCCTTTTCACTCTTTACTGTTTCCTCTGTAGCAGGTCGTAGTGGATGGTCATCAATTTTATCACCCCATTTTAAAACTGTTTCGCCTTCATCATCAAAAAACATTCTCATTGTATATAATGGGTCTACTAGTTTTAGGGGCACCATGACTGCCTGGTCTGACCAGTTTTGAAATGTGTTATTTTCATAAAGATTAAAATCAGTTATTGGTTCTTTATCAATATCAAAATTATGTTTGAGATAAGATTTTGCAATCATGTGTAAAATATTTTCTAGATTTCTATAAATGTCTTCATTACTGGGTAAGAACATAACGCCTCTGTTTTCCCATATTTCTCTAGTAATACCCTCAGGCATTTCAACTCGCATAATATGAGTTGCCATTTTATTTCGCATTTGAATATTTAAATTTGTACTATCTTCTTGTACAGTATCAATTTGATTTTCCATAATATAAACTCCTTTGGTTTTTATCTTATATTAAAATGGGGGCTGTTGTCAACCCCCATTCTGGTTTAATTGTTAACTATTTTATTTCAATAGTTCTTGGCTTTTTACCTTCGGGTAGAATTTTTTCCAATTCAATAACAAGTAACCCGTCTCTCAATTCAGCATCGTTTACAACTACATTATCTGCAACTGTAAACTTTTTTCTAAATTGTCGCTTAGATATTCCTTTGTGAATAACTTTATCATCTTCTTCAGCACTTTCTTTAGCAGATTTAAATTTCACTTTACTTTCAATTGTAAGTTCATTATTTGAATATTGTACATCAATATCATCTTTACTAAATCCAGCAACTGCTAATTGTAAACTAAACTTATAGTCATCTATCTTTACAATATCATATGGTGGGTACTGTGTTTTTGCGATTGGTTGCCCAACGATTGCCTCCATTGTATCGAAGATATCGTCAAAGCCTATGGTTACAGGTCGTAACCTATTAAAGTCTATCATTGTTTTCTCCTTTTTAAGCAAGTTATAGTTGATACCCTTTCGGCGTATCACTTATATTTATATGGGGGTTAGCAATCAAATGTCAACCCCCACACAAAAACTTTTTTATTAACCTTCATCTTGAACTATTTTAATAGCTTTTTCCCAAGCTTCTTCATAAGAATACCCTTCGGCTTCTAACTCTTCGGCTATTTCGTAATATCTATTATAGTCCATTTGATGTTTCCTCTTCATCTTGAATAATTTCATCTGACTGTTCAGGTTCTGAAATATCAATACCTGCGTCAATCTTAGAATAAAGATTTAAGAAAGAATCTTTTGTGTCATCATCAAATCTGGCGACACATAACTCAACTGCTTTCTTTTTATCTGAAAAGATTGCGAATGCCTTGACAATGTGGTCAAGTCTTCTGGTAGAGATAATCTCGTCAACTCCACCCTCGAAAAAGGTCTTTCTAATAACCTCTGCCCAAGTACATAGATTTTCTGCAAATGCATCATCTATCTTACCATACTTCTTCATAGAACCAAGAATAATCTTTTCTTCTACTTTTTTTGCGGCATATGGTTGTTCGATAGTGATAGCAAATCTTTCTAAGAATGCTTCGTTTAAGACATTCGTTCCGATAAATCTACCATCCTCTGAACCCTTACCTTTAGTATTGGCAGTGGCCATAACATTGAATCCTTGTTTTGGTGTGACCCACTTATTTACTTTTTTCAAGTAAACACCTTTTCCTTCAAGAACAGGTTGTAAACACATAAGTTTATTAGAACCTAAATCACACTCATCCAATAGAAGAGTACAACCTCTTTCCATTGCATCGATGACTGGGCCAGGTACAAACTTGGTCTCACCGTTAACAAGTCTGAAACCACCGAGTAAATCGTCCTCATCAGTTTCGATTGTAATGTTAACTCTGATTAAGTCTTTTTTCATTTCGGCATGAATTTGCTCAATCATTAAAGTCTTACCGTTACCAGATAAACCAGTAACAAATACTGGGTAAAACATATCAGATTTTGAAATCTGTTTAATTGTATTGTAGTGACCCCAAGGTACGAACCCTTCGAACTTCGAAGGTATCAAGTTTTGAAAATCAATTGATGTCGCCATTAGATTTACACTTGTCGGTGCAGGTGCCTCTACAGGTTGATTAATGATTGGTTGAACTGATTGCACAACCTCCTCGACTGATTTTTCATTAGTCGTTGGTAATTGATACTTACCATGTCCACATTTGAATTGTGGTTTCTTTAACCAAGAAGGGTTTTGAAAACCATTCTTTTCTGCGAAATCGTTGATTTCAAATCTAGTAACTACGGCATTATCGCCGTAATCTTTAGACATCGCAATCACGAATTCTTGTTTTTTAGGTGTCAACATTATATAGTCCTCTCTTTAATTATCATCTATTATTAGAATATCAGGTAAATCGTGTTATTGTCAAGGCCTAAATTAGGCAATGTTTTCAATGAATTTGTTGAGTAATTGACGATTTAGTGTCTTTTTTGTTGCGTGTTTAAGGAATTCACGGGCCATTCCGGCAGTTTTCATATTATCTTTAAACTCATAATCAGATTTTTCTTCAAGTTTTTGACCCCTTGGTAGGATATAGTACTCATCATATCCAGCAACTTTACATACTGACACTTTATCTTTTGATAATTGTTTTTGAATTTTTGCAATCTGTTCATGGTTGGCAGGTTCATATTGATTTAAATTATATGCTTTACAAATCACATTTAAAGGAACTCTACCATTTTTACCTGAACCTGCAATAAAGAAACCTAAAACAGAAATATTAGGTAATTGTTTTTTAAGTAATTTTAAATATGCCTCTGTTTGAATCTGACCATACATTCCGTTAATAATTGTTGATGCACCAGTTTCTGGGCAAGTAATATAAACATCTTTACTACTAACATTGTATGAACCATTTGGTTGTAAATAATCACTATCACCAATTTTTGGAGACCACCACTCACTATGAGTATGACTTTCACCATCTGTCAAATAAACAAGATTTAGTTTTTGAACTTTATTTTCTGACATAAACTTTTTAGTCATTTTGTAAGTAGTTATGATTGCTTGATTGAGTGGTGTACCCCCAAGATTAAATCTACTAGGTATCCATGTACTTCTAATATAATGACCATCTGTGCAGTATAATTCAGAATAACCCCATGAGTAAGTCATGGCAAGTAATTCTTTCATCATCCACATGGTTTCTTGTTTAGTCATTTTATTAGTAAAGAACTCAAACAAATTGAAACGACCAAAAGTTAAATCATTAAGTACTTCGTCTTGCATTTCTTTGTGGTCATCATTTGTGTTATGTTTGTATCTATCTGAAAAGGCAAGAACTTGAAAAGGAATTTTTACTCTTTGACAAAACCAAATTAAGTTGTAAAGTTGAATAAGTGTAAATCTCATATTACCTGACATCGAACCTGACCAATCAAGATACATAATCATACCGTGATTAGTAGAACCAGGTATCGTAGTAATCTTTGCGAATAAGTCTTCATTATATCGATAACTGTGAAGTTTAGTCATATCAAGACTACCTGTCTTTGAAACAGTCGCTCTTTTGTATGCATCAGCAGACTTTTTCATTTCAAACTCTTTAACCATGTACTGAACAACTTTTTTGTTTTCATTAAAGATTTTGTCCATTTCTTGTTTAACTGCTGTATCAAAATCAGGGTGATGTCTTTTTGTAAAATCTTCGTTTAACTCTTCCATAATTCTTTTATATGATAAAGTAATTTTTGACATTTTAAGACTTTTAGGAATATTTAAGTACAAACGGTCTTTTGCTTTTTCGTCAATACCATCTTTCATTGCTTTAGAATATGCATCATCAGTTTCAGACCTTAAGTCACCCTCTGCATTTTTCCCACCCTCTGGGCCACTTGAAGTATTAGTGGTTTCAACTTCTTCTTTTTCTTCTTCATCATCATCACTTGGTGTGGCCGAAGTAGTTTCTTGTTCATCTTCGTTTTCATCTTGTTGTTCTGATGATTGAGATTCTTGTTGTTGTTCTTGTTCTTCATCACCATCTGATTGTTGATTATCAGATTTGGTTTCACCATCTGGCATCTCTTCATCTTTATGTTCTTTGTGATATTCACAAAGTTTTGCGGCAAGACTAATTACATCTTCTGGTGTTTTACATTTTGCAACTTCATTAATAAGTTCTAACTCTTCTGGTGTCGTTGTACCAATCATACCAGTTTTGTAAAAAATATTAATCTTGTCGATAATATTAAGAGTTGATAAATCCTTGTCTTTTAATCCAAAGAAATTCTTTTTAATTAACTCTTTATAACCTTTTTCAAAAGACTTTCTAGAACCAGGGTATTTGTTTTGAAACATTTTTTCAATTCGGGCATCCTCAATAACATTAACAACCCCATGGTCAATCTTTTGATGATGAATACTTTCTAACATACTTAACGGGGTATATAATGCATGACCGACTTCATGACATACGAACATCTCATAAACATCGTCAGATAATTCTTGTTTGAAAATTGGTAATACTAACTCTCTTGATTTAACATCAAAAGAAGCAGTCTGTGCTTTTTTATGTACTACGTGAATGTCTTCTTGAGAAAGTAGTTTTGCAATCGTTGATTTCTTATTCATTTGGATACCTCATCATCATCTATATACATAATGACAGGTATTTGGCCTGATTGTCAAGGGTTAAAAATTAAATGTGGTCGTTACCGTAATTCTTCCATATATCAAAAACTTCAATGTTTTCAGGGGTTTTATCACTTGGCCAAGATTTGAACACTATGTCGCACCCTGCTTTTGCGTTAATTTTCACTACTTTTCCACCTAATTCTTTAATATAGTGTTGAACTAATAGGATATAACTGCCATCTTCGTTTGTAACGCCTTCTTTAAACCCTGTACTAGTAAATGCAACTTTAAGTGGTTGAACCATGCCTGACGGGTCTTGAAGCACTCTTTTTGCGACTGCTTCTGCCTGTTTCTCTCTAACAATCATTGTATTGCCAAAGTAATCATAAGTCATATCTAATTTCTTAGTTAACCAACTTAATGCGATGTTATCTCTAGGATGACAACTTCCACCATCACCTAAACCAGGTTTCATATATTTTGCACTCATTAGTCTGTTATCACATTTTGATAATACATCGCAAACAAAATTTGCATCTGCATTTTTCATCTTATCTGCGGCGTGTTGAATCATATTTACAAAGTTAATTTTTTGAGTAATGTAAGTGTTATAGAACATCTTAACCATTTCTGCTTCTTTGAAATTACACGATTGAATTCTTGGATTGTTTTCTGCGATTGACCTATAGAAATCGATTAATATCTTTGGTCTATAATTTGGTCTTCCACCATTTGAACCATCGCCACCTTCAAAATCACGACCTATAATAAATAGTTCAGGATTTTTAAAATCTTCTGCAACAGTACCCTGTGCAATAAAAAATGGACTATAAACATAATCAGCATCAGTTACAAGGTCTCTAAGTTTATTATCGTTTGTTGTTGGTAATACAGTTGAGATAAGAACAATTAATTGTGGTTTCTTTACAAACTTATTTAATTCAGTTAATGTTTCTTCAACTGCTGAGTAATCAAAATCTTTAGGTGCTAAATGAGATGTAGGAGCTTCTCCACCATATCCGTCTTCATGAGGTGTTGGAACTGAAACAAAAATGATTTCTCTATCACTCATTGCTTCAAATAAATTTTTACGACATATCGCAAGGTTAGATACTTTTGGGTCATACCCAGTTACATCATGGCCTTTTTCATACGCCACATCACTACATGGTTTTCCTAGTTTTCCTAAACCAACAAATCCTACTTTCATTTTAATACTCCTATTTCTTTAAATGTTTTACTTATATGATATATATACATTTTTATTTAGTTGTTTCTAAGAATGAAACATCAAGTTCTTTATAGATAAATTCCATAATATTCCTATGAGATTCAGCATTTGGATGTGCATCTATCCCACTAATTCTTTCATATTGACCTGCTCGTTCTAAAAAGTTTATCAGATGAAATCCACCTAATTCATTAAAACACGGCCATCCCATAAATGTATCTTCTTTTATCTGTAAAGATAATGGGTTCTTTATTAAGTGTTCCATAGATTCTTTTTTAAACAACTTTGCTTCTTTATCTTTTTCAAAGTAATTTGACATAGGATTTAACATTTGAAACATTTGTAATTTTATATTTCTAGATTCACAAATACATTGTAATGAATAAAACAATTGTAAATTCTTATTAATAATTTGTTTAGGTGTTGGATACTCACTAGAAAATGTATTTAGATACCATTGATTTAAATACTCGTAATCAAAAACTTCTCTATCAAGTTTTTTATCTACCACATCTTTTCGTCTTGGTACAAGTGTTCTCCAATCATCTTTATGTTTAATCATAAAATCTTGTCTTGTCCACTCTGTCCAACCAACTATTACATAATCAATTTTATCGTGTTTAGATATTTCAGAAACAACTCTATTAAAGATTATTTCGTTTCCAATACCACATATTGCAAGATTGATAACATTAGTATTTGTTTTTTCAGAAAGTAACTCTGGCCACATTTTAAATTCAAGAGGCATTGGTTGTGCTGACTTTGGTTGTTCTTTATCTGTAAAACTGCAACCACCTACAATAATCATATTTCATTTCCTAATATTTTTGCAAATTCTTTATGTGCTTTTGAAGTTGGATGAGCATCTGATGTATGATAAGACTTATCATTTTTTTTGTTCCACGATTGAAGAGAAAATCCACCAACTTCTTTCATAAAAGGAAACCCTATTAAAGTACCATTATCCACAGTATCAAATCTAGGATGATTCATAATATGTTTGATAAACTCCATGTCATCAAAAATATTTGGTAAAGGATTTAATGCTGCAAAAATTTTATATGGTATTCCTATTTTTTCTAAAACAGATTGCATAGTTATAATTTGAGTATAAAATCTATATACCATTCTTTTAGTTCTAGGGTCGTAGTCTCTTATCATTTTTCCATTTAAAAGATTTCTTGTTATTTCCGTCATACCAATAACAACTAGACCATCTTTACTGGATGATAACAAATCATAATCGTCAATAATCTTTTGTATAATATGTTCATTTGAAGTACCATCTTGCCCATGATTAACAACAGGTGTTTCTAATATTTCACCAAGATATTCTGGCCAACATTTTTGTATAACTCTTACATAGTTTGTAATATTACGTAATTCGCCCAATCGTGGTATTTCAGTATCCTCATCAAAAATTGTTTGTGACAGAGAACTAACTGCTACATCAGTTTCATATTCATAGTGTGTAAAACTACAACCATATGTAAATAATCTAGAATACTTTGACATTATATTTCCTTTCAAAATTTAACGCATCTGACCATGTATTAACTATTGGTTGTCCTTTAATATTCAAAGAAGTGTTTAAAAGCATTGGACAACCTGTTTTAGCATAGAATTCTTCCAATATAAGGCGGGCTACAGAGGTATTTGTTTGTTCTACGACTTGTACTCTGGCAGTACCATCAATATGCGTTACTGAACTATAATCATGCATTGCTTTTGATACAAACTGCATATATCTATTCTTTCGTCCTTTAAAGTAGTCATCAAAATGCTCCTCTAAAATCATAGGTGCAAACGGACGATATTTCTGTCTTTGTTTAATAGTATTAACTGTATCCTTTACATCGTATCTAGGGTCTGCAATTAATGAACGATTACCTAATGCTCTTGGGCCAAACTCTGCACGACCATTAGCAATACCACAATACTTGTGTTTTAATAAATGTTCAACAACTTCTTTTGGGTTAACATACTGATTAATATTATAACCAAGATACGGATGTTCCCAATCCAATCTTATACCATTAACTAATGCAGCTGCTCCTAACGATGAACCTGCATCACCAGGTGAAGGCATAATCCATATGTTATAATAATCTAAAAGTTTACTATTGGCAACACAATTTAAAGCACATCCACCTGCTAGTATTAAATTTTTCTTTGTTGTATATCTTAACAATTCTTTTAATTTTGTTTCATACAAATTCTGAATTGATGCAGCCAAATCTTCAGGTCTTGCATTTGGTAAAATGTTACCAACACCTCTGTGATTGTTTTGTTCTAACAAATATTCTAAATCGTATTTGGGTTCGCCGAATGCAGCCATACCCATAGTAATATATTCTTCTTCATTTGGTTTCAATCCTAATCTTTGTGTAATCGCTGAATATAGTAATCCAAGTGAATAAGGATACCTAAATGATTTTATTTTTTTCATATTATCCCAAATGGTAATTGTTTCCCATTCACCTATGGCGTCTATGACAATAATATTACAATCATGAAAAGGTGCCGTTAAATAGCCTGCGGCTGCATGAGTTTGATGATGTCTAAAATAATAATTATATTTTCTTCTAGGATATTCTATTCCTTGACCTGCAAAAATTCTTCTAGTGTTTTTCCAAAATGGTGATTCATAATATGCGATGTTATCGTAAGTATAAGGTAACTGTTTTAATGATATCCACTTATCATTTTTAACTCGACTGTATCTTTCACTATGCGATGCATGTAAAATCTTTTTTCCTTCTAATACAGTTACACCTGCATCATGAAATCCCTCTGATACACCAACATTAATCATCTTCATTTACCGTACAATATTTTTTACATTTGTAATAAGCATTATCATAGTTTTCCCATGATTGAGGTAGTGTTTCATCAAACCACTTTCCCTTGAGTATTTTACTTAAAGGATTTTTGTATATATTATAATCATCCTTATTATCCATATACTTTTTCATGATATGTTTATTTTTTGATTCTTTTCCTTTATACAATTCCTCAATGTCTGTGTTATCAAACTTGTAGGCAATGTTACTTAAATAACAACATGGAAAAACTTGTCCGTCTGGGTTAACAATAACAAGTTCATCGTTTTTCCATTCACAACTAATACACTTACTCATTTTCTTAAAACCTGTTCTTTGCCATTCTCATCAATAAAATTAAATGTATCACTTTCTCTAAATCTATTAGAATCAAAATGACGCCAATATTTAGCACCATAATCTTTTGCAAGTTGTTCAATTTCTTTTAAGTGTGGTCTATTGTGTTCAAAGACAACTGTTTGTGCCATTGGTGTTGACCATGTTTCAGATAATGTTTTCATATTGTCTAATGTTTTTTGTAAATTACATTTTCTACGATAGTGACTATGCATTTCTTGATTGATACCATCAATATCAAAATACATTTTTAATCTCTTGCCACATAGTATACCAAGTTTCCAATAATAATCTTCATCTCTGATAGAACCATTTGTTGTGATTTCTATTCTGCAATTACTTGTATCAATAATATATTCACACATGGGAAATAAATCTTTGAGCATCATTGGGTCACCCCATGTTCCACAAAACTGAATCTCATCTAGTTCGTCTAGTGTTTCTTTTGGAAATGCTTTTTTAAAATCATCAATTGACCATTGGACAAGTGGTAACCATTCAGCAGTTCCACAGCCATTGGGATTTATCCTATCACATTGAGGACAGCCTGCATTGCAAAAATTAGTTATTGATAGACTAATCTTTCTTATTGGTGTGTCGTTCCACTTCATGTTTATCCTCGTAAATATATACATCAGATTTTTCTCTAGGTTTAAAGTAACCTAAAAAAGTATTCCAATATAACAATGTATATAATTTTATTCTTTTAAGTTTTTTCATGATATTGTGCTATAACTATTATTATAATTAACTCTACTAAAGTTTTGTACCTTTTCAAACTTAATACTACTACTAAATTTATCTGCAAGTTGGTCACCTTTATGACTAATTACAAAAACATTTTCATTATCCAAAGTGTTAAGTATTCTTAAAAACTCATCTGTGCCTTGACCATCTAATGAACTATCAAATATCTCATCAAGAATTAACAAATTTGTATTGGTAGAATTTTTCATTTTAGCAATTGCTCTCCATGTAAACAATAATGCTAAATCAATTCTTAGTTTCTCACCTTCACTAAATGAAGCATAATTAAAGTTATCTCTAAATCTAGATTTAATTGTTTCATTAAAGTTTTCATCTAAATTAAAGTTAACATAAAATTCCATAGACATAAGATACTTGTTAATTAACTGATTCATAATAGGTAGATATTGTTTAACAATTTTTGTTTTGATACCTGAATCATCTAGCATATCTCTTACTGCATTGGTGTAAGTCTTTTCTTCTTTCTTTTCACTTCTTTTTTGTTCTACACCTTTACATTCATTTTTCATACTAGAAAGTTTATCTAAGTCTGTTTGTGATACTGAACCTTTTTCAAATGATGATATTTCATCTGATAGTTTGTTATTATACTTTTCTAATTCTGTAATGGCTGAAGTTAATTCTGCTCTTTGAACTTCGTTATCACGAATTTTTTTCATTATCTCGTCAATGTCTTCTATTCGTTTATCAACTTCTAGAAGTTCTTCTTTTAGTTTTGTTGCACCTTCAAGTATTTCATTTATCTTAACTTGTTTATCTTCTATCATAATATCTTTATGAGACGATTCGATATCTTGTTCACATGTAGGACAATTTTCATTCTCTTTAAAAAACTCCATGTCTTTTGTTAACTGTTTATGTTTCTCTGTTATTGTTGCTCTAATGTTACTTAACTTTTTTAATTTGTTTGTAACTTTATCTTTATCGGTAATACTTTCATGTAAGTCATTTGAATCTGTTTTTAAATTATCAACTTCAACAACTCTTTCATTTAATACAATTTTATTTCTATCAAACTCATTTTCTTTTTCAGTTATAATTTGTTCTTTGTTTGCTTTCATATCATCAATATAGTTTTGTTGCATTGCAATTTTTTCACAAGCAAGTTCAAATTGATAATCTAAATCTTTTATTTTATCTGCTACTTCTTTAATCTTTTGTTTAAGTAAGAATCCCATAATCGAAAATATTTTAATGTCAAGTATTTCTTCAACAACTTCTCTACGATGACTTGCCTTTAATTGCATAAACGGAATAAAAGTTGATGAACCCAAAATAACAACTTGAGTAAATGAACGAAAGTTTAATCGTAATACATTTTGTTCTAAAAACTTTTGATAATCTCTAGAGTTTGCATCTTGATTAACAAGAAGATTATCACAATAGATTTCAAATACATTTGGTTTAATACCTCTAATAATTTTCCACTCTTTAGTACCAATACTAAATTCTACTTCAACAACTGCCTCTCTATCATTAATAGTATTAACTAATTGTGATTTACTAATAACACGAAACGGCTTACCAAATAAACCAAAACACAATGCATCTAGAATAGTAGATTTACCAGCACCATTTTCACCAATGATTAATGATGTTCTATTTTCGTTTAATTTTATTTCTGTAAATTGATTACCTGTACTTAAAAAGTTTTTCCAACGAACATAATTAAAATTAATCATATAAACAATCTCCAAAGAGCAATAGTATTCATTGTAGTAAACCATACAGTTAATACCATAATCCAAGCAGATTTTCTATAATATGCTCCAAAGAAACCACTTACACTACCCACCCAATAAAATGGCATAAAGATATCTGGTCTTGGTTCTAATACTGTAAATGTTAATATTGCACTACCAATCATAACACTAAATGCACTTAGCATTTCTAGATAAAATGCTGTCACATTTGTTTTGTAACTATCAATCCAAAAGTCTCTAACTCTGTTCATAATTCTAAATCCTGAGCTTCGTTATATAAACCACGCATTATTCTTTTTAATCTATCTTTGTCAAGAGTAATATCTAATTCATCTACATATTTGTTTAATAGTGTTGTTGTATCCTCTGCATGTTTAACAATGTCATCTGGTACAGTATCAGCATGTAAATCTGAAAAGTCTTCAATAACTTTTACTTCATGACAATTTGCTTTCATTAGTCTTTCCATAAATCTATCAAACTGATATAAATCTTTTTTATTAACAACAATTAATTTAACAAACTTGTTTGTGTATTGTGATACATCATGATTTTCATAAAGTGTATTTGAATCATCATAATAAATCTTTTCATGCATTCTAATAGGATTAATAATTCTGTCTAACTGTAATGTTTCAGTATCAAAGATATGAAATCCTTTTGGGTCATTATAATCAGACCAAGTAATTTCATAAGGAGCACCTAAGTAATAAATTTGGCCGTCATCTGATTTGTGATGAAAGTGACCTGAAAATACAGTATCAAATTTTTCAAAGATTTTTTTGTCTTGACCATGGTCACTTACAACTCCCTTGTTCATTTGAAAACCTTTTATTTCTAAATGACCCATTGCTATACTAGCATCTGTTTCTTGAATCATTCCTTCAGCATAAATTTCATTTTGTACATTAATCCATGGCAATAGTAAAACTTTTAATTTATCAAAAGTAACTTCCGTAGCATCTTCGTAAATATGAATACGATTTGATTTACCATGTATTAGTTCTTTTAATGAGTTAACATCATTTGTGTTTTTAAAAAATACATCGTGATTACCAACAAGACAATGGAAATCAATTTTTAAATGTTCTAATGGAAATAAAAATCTTTCTCTAAATTCTTTTGCAGTTTTAAATGAAACATATTTACGTCTATCCATTAGGTCACCTAAATGAATAACAGTTTTTATATTATGTTTTTCTAAGTAAGGAAAGAATATACCTTCATAAAATTGAAGCATATAATCTAAGAAAAAAGTATTATCATTTCTTGCACCAAAATGAGTATCAGCAATAATTGCTACTTTCATTTTTTAGGTTCTTCCATAAAGTTCTCTAAACCTGCTGGAGTTTTTTCTTCTTTTTCTTTTTCTTTTGTTTTGTACACAGGTTCATCAGGCAACATAACTGTAGCATCAAATCCGTGAATACTATAATTTGTTGTGTCTATTGGTAAAACATCATGAGTACGATATTCTTCTTTTTCAATAATCTTATGTTTGATATGAGTTTGTTTTTTTTCTTTTTGTATTCTTCTAACAAAAGCATAATAGATTATTTGTGTAAAATATGCAAAAGGATTTTTTGATTTGTCAGGATTGAAGTTGTAAATGTATTGAAGACAATTCTCAATACCGTCTGATACCATTTCGTCTTTGTAAGTGTAGTTAATAAAGTTTGGTCTGAAAGATAAACCATTTGCAATCTTTAAAAAGCATTCGCCTATGTAATGAGGTACTGGTGGCATTCGTTCGCCAACACCTTCTGCCTCTTTACATTTATCTTTAAACTTTTGCATTTCTTCAAAAAGTTTTTTATTATCGACATAGTGTATGGTTTTTTTCTTCACGTTCACATCCTTTTTCAATGACGCCGCATTGCACGGCGCCAGTACTTAATTATAATTGTTAATTGCCGAATTCGTCTTTTGCAGTAACATCGTCTAAGTCTTCATCGACATTGTATTCTTCTTCGTCTTCGTCAGTTGTTTCTTCATCAACATTGTATATACCTAAACCTTCAGCAGGTAAGTTATCAATTAGTTGAAACAATTCGTCAATCTTGTCTTCAATATTTTCAAGTCGTTCTTCTATATCATCTCTAATTTCTTCGACATACTCATTTGACAGGTCGTTAGTTTCTAGAGCTTCAAGTCTAGTTTCTAACTCTTCTAGTTTTTTTAATTGTTCATCTGCCATTTTGTTCTCCTATTTTTATCATAGTTAACACTATTTGTCAAGGTAATAAAAATTAATTTAACCCTTGACTTTTTCATTAATGCTCTTATAATAGGTTATGTGCCTGATAGAGTATTAATGTTGAGTAGGTTTAACTGCATCTAAAAACTTTTTAATTTCGCTCTCATCCCAATCATCTTCTTTTTCATTTGCAAAATCTTTATTTTCGTAATCACTTGCTTCTGTGGAATATCCTAGTTTCATAGGATTTTTATTTGCAATATCCATTTGTCTGTTATAGAAAAGTTTCATACCATCCGAAGCATTAACTATTGTAATAATAGTATCTTTTCTAATTTTACAAACTGCTTGTTCTGTATAAGGATGCATCCATTTGTTTAATGATAATGATTCAATAACTCCCTCTCTAGTCATTTTAGGGATTGTCTGCATCTTCATTGGATTTTTAATTGTAAAATAGTCTTTATCAAATTTAACTATATCAGCGATAATCTCTTCACCAGTATTAAATTTAATTATTTGTTGTGTCATATTTTTACCTCGTCTATCCTATATGAGAAACTTTCCTCATTGTATATATTTATTCTTTCTTCAAAGTGTCTTAGCGTAAAATTCTTCTTAGATTTGTATGTCAAATCATCGCAGATATCGTATATTAGAACGGAATTCTTAGTTCCATTTCTACGCAATCCACGGCCAATCGATTGTAACACCCGTATTCTGCTTTTACTTGGTGATGCGAACACGATATTGTTAAGGTTAGGAATATTAATACCAGTGCTAAAAGTGCCATAAGACGCAACAATAATAGAATTATCTGATGAATTGACATTTTCTCTTATCTTCTCTCTTTCTTCAGCGCTTGTTCCACCATAAACATAATAGGTATTATCACCTTTTAACATATCGTATAATATATTTCCATGTTTTTCTACTAGTTGAAATAAACATAGTGTGTTACCTGGTAAAGTTTTGCACAGATTAGTAATAAAATTATTTCTTCGAATATGACCTGCGAGATAACTTATCTCTTCAGCATATGTATAATCTTTGATTTGTTTGCATTCTTCTTCTTTGTGTTTTAAGACAACACAATTTGTTGTTAATTCTGCAAGTGTTTTTTTATCTATCAATTCTTTTGTAGTAATAACTTTTTCAACTTTACCAAACAATCCTTCTAAAACTAATCGATGAGTTTGTGTGCCATCAAGTGTGCCTGTAAATCCAAAACGATAAGGACAGTCTTCTAATTTTTCCATAATGCTTGTTAAAGACTTTGCTTTAAATGTGTGAGCCTCATCACCAAAGATACATTGATATTGACTAAAGTATTTCTTTTGTAATTTGTATAAAGATTGCCAAGTTGAAATTGTAACAGGTTTATCTGATTCTTTATCATGACCAGAATAAATTTTATGTATGTGTTCTTCTTTCCAACCATAAGATACAAAGTCACTTGACATTTGTTCTACTAAAGAAGTTGTTGGTACTAAAATTAATATTTTTTTATTCATCATTTTATAATAACGAACTAAGCAATAAATGATAAATGATTTACCAGATGCAGTTGGACTTACAAATAATCTTCTAGAATTTTCAATTGCTGTGCAGATTGAGTTGAATTGATAGTCTCTTGTTTCAAAAGGTATATTTAATGAACTAATAAAACCTTGAACATCTTCTACATTAATAGACTTTACATTTTCGGTAACCCCCTCATGAAGAACATACTCTAAATTATTCTTTTTTAGAAAATCTTCTAGGTATGATAACAACCCTGCATAAATTTTATTTGTCTTAATTGAAAATAAACGAATCTTACCATCCCACATTCTATTACGAAATGCTGGCATAAATTTAGCACCAGGTACTTCGAATTCAAAAAATGTACTTAGTTCTCTTGCGACATGAATTTCACATTCAACCATTAAGTGGACATCGTTTACTCTGTGAATAAAAATCATATTTTTTGTAATGCAACTAAATTGTTTTGTTTACTATGTAGTGTTGCCATTTCTAATGATACCATAGAATCTACAAATCTTGAAACACTATCAAGGTTATAATCATGATATAATATAATACCATTATCAACAACATTATTCCAATATGTTAATGAATCTCTACGAACAGATGTAAATGTATGGTCACCATCGATTAATAACATTTCAAAATTAATTTTCTCTAAGTAATAGTCATGTGAGTTTGTTTCAATAAATGTAAGTCTATTAAGATAATCTTTAGGTATATAATCGTAATGTTCTTTTAGTTTGTCTTTTAAGTCTATGGAATAAACTTTTCTATCTGTATCTTTTGTAGCATCTAAAAAAGCAAAAGTAGAACTGCCCATACCTATCTCTAGAATATCACCTTCCGTTTGTTCAACCATTTGATAGAGAAAATCAATTTCTTCATTTCTCATTTGTTGAATAGTATTAAACCATTCCGGCTTCAAATTTTTTCCATTCAATAGCATTTTTTATATCCCAACCTCTAGACGAAATAGATTTTAAAACATAATCAATATATTTTGTTGTAGTTTCTAAGTAAACTATTTTATTTTCTGCATCAATAATTTCTTTGTCTGATTCAATATAAACATGTAAATCATTTTTTAATACCTTTAAATCAAAAGGTTTTGTTACATATATTTTGGCATCTGCTTTTCCACCATAATATTCCCACTTCTCTCTGTATAAAACTTTGTATTCACCTTTTGCTTTTGCAAGTAAAAATTCAAAGTTAGTTTTGTAATCAATAAACTTAGCATACAAATCTTGATTTCTTAAAGCCTCTGTATCTAAATGGTCTTTATTGACTGGTTATTCTTTGTAAACTATTTGTTTTAATTCATCTAATGTCATTTTATATTAGTTCCTTTGCTTTAAAATATATACTATATCTTGTGTCTTGTCAAGGGTTAATTAATCACCACGTCCATTTGACAGTACAGGCACTTCTCTAGAGTTAACAGTCATTCTTTTTCTTTTAACTTTATTTGTATTGTGATAATTTCTATAAATCGGAGTTTCTATGTGACTAAACATTGCAAGATTTTTTGTTGCAAACTGTAAAGGTATTTTTTTATCAAACTCTGTTATCCATGAAAAGTTTTCTATCTTTGCATAATGATAAAGAACATAATATTTTGGGGGATTGATAAATTCATAATTAACTTTTTCGGGGCCTATGCAATCACACACACAATCATAATAATAATTAAATATTGGATTAAGTAATGCATCTCTATTGTCAAAATGATAACTACCTTTATAGTTGTATTTTTGTTTATAGTGTTCTATTGTTTGTAGAATATCCATACCATCTCGATTGATGATGTTTCTTTCAATATTGACACATGAAGTAATATTATTACCATATTGTCCTAAGAAAAAATCTAGATTGGCTCCACCACCATTATATTTTACTGTTTGGATTTTAGAAAAGAGGTCATTAAGAATTTGATATTCAAAAAGTTCAAGTTCAATATAGTTGTCGTATCTCGAAAGATTTTTAATATCTTTCCACAAATCATTGTGCATTATATAATTCCTTTTATAGGGTTACTATTTCATAATATTTATATGCGAATTCTGTCGTTGCTTTTAAGTATGTTATATCTGTTTCCTCTTGAGTAAAATCTAAAGCTGAAAGAGACAAAGGATATAAGTCTTGAAATCTTACTTCGACTAAAGGATTGTTTTTATTAGATAGTAATGTTAATGTGGCATCTGAAAACATTGCGTTGGCAGGTGTTCGTTCACTTGTTTGACCAATATCAGTACCAGATAAAACTGCCCCTCTTGTTGCGGCTGGAGTGTTTGATGTTACTGCTCTAAAATCAGAAAACTGTTTTCTAGATTTAGGAAATCCTATCGCAAGTAACCAATTGTGTAGTTCGATGTAGTTTTCAAAATTTTCTGCTACTTGAAATCCAATAGTAAGATTATCAAATGTTAATTCATCACCCATCATAGGTATTTGTTTTAAAGGTGTAGGCATAAATGCCTCACCAAGTGTAATGCCTGGTAAGTTACAGTTTGTCACAAAGAACTCAACCTTTGGAAGTTGAGTAATTCCAAACTTAAATTGTGTTGGACTTGCATAGTCCAATGTTGTTGGTTGTCTTGAAATACTACTCATAATACTATTTAGTAGAAATAAAAAAGGGCGCCGAAGCGCCCCTTTCGAATAAAATTGTAATCGAGATTACATTAAGTTAGATACTTTAACTCTTCTATAGTACTTGTTAGTATTCGCTGTAATTGCGATACTTCCGTCAGTACTTGCAGCCACTGTTCCTGTGTGGAATGGGTTTGAAGCGATACCATATCTAGTCTTAAATCCAATTTTTGGTTGGAATGTGTTCTCGCCAACTGCTCTCACCATTTGTAGTGGAACATATGGGCAATAGAACATACCTGCGTCATAAGGTGATGAACCTTTGTAACCAACAATGTAGTATTGTGAAGCTGATACGTTAGCTGCATATGGGTCTACATATACTTTGTATCTGCCGTTTAACACACCAGCAAAAGTTGTTGATGTATCATCTACGTTTAAGTTAGTTGATAACGCTGGAGTGTAATCTAAAACACCAGCCATTTGTAAAGCAGAAGCAACGTCAGCACTTGTAATGATGATGTTACCTTTCCCTCTTCTTGTCTGTTGACCGATTGCGTTAGCATCTCTTTCAACTGCAAATAGAAGTCCTTTGAACTTTTCAACTGACCAACGACCATTTGAGTCGGTGTCTAAATCGAAAATACCTGCGTTTGTTGTATTTACCTGAGCACCTTTAACAGCTGATACATAGATGTTTCTTATAACTTCTCTGTTGATTTCTGTTAAGATTTCTGCTGATAAAATGTTAGCAAGTTCTGTCTCTGCGTCTAAACCATGGATTGCTTTTAAGTCTTGAGCAAGTTCCATTGTGTATTCAGCTTTAAGAGCTCTTGATACAGCTGTAACTGTGTGTTTCTCAATTGAGAAAGCCATTTCTGCGAAAGCGTCAGCAGTAGTATCACCTAAAGCTTCTGCCTGTGCAGTTGTTTGACCAGTTGCAGAGGTATATGTACCTGCAGGTGTATCGTTTAATACTGCTGGGTTTGTACCTGATTGGTCGCCCGCACCAGTATCGCCAGCTGCGTCTTGGTTAGATAGAAATGGAATTTCCTCATCAACCAACGCTTCTGCGCCTGCTTGTGATTTTGCTCTTGCTCTCATTGCAAAGATAAGTCCTGTTGGACCAGTCATTGGTTGAACACCACATACATCGTATGCAATAAGGTTTGGCATTGAACGTCTAACAAGAGAGATTAGGATTGGGTCCCAATTATCAATTGATGTACCTGTTGCGTTTGTTGGAGCGGCTTCGCCTAAAAACGCTCTATCTTCTCTTAATGCTTTTTCTTGGTTTTCCAAGATGACAGTAGTAACAGCTCGTCTGTATGCATCATCGATTTTTGGTAATTCGGGATGCTCTAGGACTGGCTGCCACTTTTCTTGTAAGTTTTGTGTTTGAAACATTAGTTTCTCCTTCTTATATTCTTACTATTTATTATTTTGCACTATTTACTGTTCTGCCGATAGCAGTCATGTAAGCTGCCATTGAACTATCTTCAGTAATGTCCTGTACAGCGGTGCCAGTTTCTACGTCATTATCAGTATTTTCGTTAATCACTTGTGTTTTTGGGAAGTATGATTCTTTAAGAGTATTTAACTTTTCAGCATAAACAGTCTCTTCGGTGAATTCTACATCTTGAACTAGTGATTCGAACTTTTCAATCTCTGTGCTGGTTAAATCAGATGAAACATCTTTTAAAACCTTTTCCTGAACCAGAGAACCTTCAGCCTTCTTCGCCTCAACTACTTGAGTGATTGTTGCTTCTAGTTTTTCTTCTAGTTTAGAAATTTTTTCAGCTTGTGCCTCTAAGATATCGTACTTGTCGTCTGGCACATCAATGTAATGGTCTTCGAACAGAGTTTTTAAACCAGAGATGAAATCTTCTGCAATCTCGCCTTTAAGTCCACGCTCAAGAGCAAGTTCGTTTTCTTTCATCCACTCTTCAACAACATAGTTTAAGTAGTTATCTACTTTTTCTGTTAGTGAAGTTCTTACATCAGCAACTTCTTCGATTAATTCAGATTTATATTCTTCTTCTAATCTCTTAATCTCTTCTCTAATCTTGCTTTTTACAGCAGTTTCAAAGATTGTTGCAGCTTTTACTTTAAATTCTTCAGAGAGATTTGTGTCAGCACCTAAAAGAGCATCTACATGTTCTTTTACATTAACAGATTTTAATCTTTCTTCAGTCTTAGCATCTTTTTCTTCGTCTTTAGCGCCGTGAGCCATTTCTGAATTGTATGCTGCGTGTAGTTTTTCCATTTTGTCTTTTGACATTTTGGACATACCATCTTGCATTTCTTTATACATTTCGTCTTTGGTTTTGTGCATTGCAGCCTTCATGTATTGAGCGTATAATTCAGCCATGTCGTCTTTTTTAATAGA